CGACGCGTTACGTTGGAAGAATACACTCAGTGATTATCCTCGGTCGCACCGCAACAGCACAGGAAATCACCGACACAGAACAGTGGGTAGCAGAAAAAACAGGAGTAACACTACCATGAGTAATTTTTCAGCATCAATCCCCGTTGCCGACATGGACGCAGCCAACGCCTCGCTGGAACTGGACGGCTATGGCCCGAACAACTTTAGTGTGCCGGCCTATGGTGGTCCCTCCCCGACTGTTGGACTGCTCCACGCATGGGGCGACCCGGCGTTCGAGGCAGCGGTGGCCGCTATTCCCAACGTGGAGATCGTGCAGGCTGGCGACCCAGTCGAGGCAACCGCTGAAGCAGCGGAAATCCTCGGCGCGACGTTCTGGACGAACGCCCTGCCGCTGACCGGCAACGTCACGCCCGGCCTCTACGTCGATGGCGACAACGTGTTGTGGTGGGTCATCCAGCCCTACAACACCGCAACGTACCCCGACCCCTATGTGATCCCGGCGCTGGTTCGTCAGGCGAAGATTCCCGGTGAAGTGCTGCCGTGGGTCCAGCCGATCGACCAGTACGACGCCTACAAGCTGGAGAACGCCTTCACGGGCGAGCCTGACCAATGCACCCACAACGGGAGCACGTGGCAGGTGACGCAAGCGGACGGCGCTGGCAACAATGTCTGGGAGCCGGGTGTGTTCGGCTGGACGGTGGTCTGATGCCCCACTACTACGTCAATGGTCTGATGGTCGATGAATTCGGCACGCTGCAGGTCGGGCATCCGCCGATTCACCACTTCGCTGGCGGTCTGCCGTTCGACAGCGAGGGGCGGCTCATCATCCAGTTGAACCAAGCAACTGTGCCGAGCGACCCCTACGTCGGCGGTGTGCGGGTCGGCCCGTTGGGCGGTGTCTACGCGCTGGACCTGACACCACCGTTTGAGATTGATGCGTTTTCCGATGGATTTGATGAGGGGTTCCAATAATGCCACGCAAGAGTATCGTTGAACTGATCGCGCAGGCGCAGGCCAGCTTCCCGGACAACATTACGGGTGCCATCACCCCGGCGCTGCTCCGGGGCATGATCGAGGATTTCCTGCACGCTATCGCGCCAGCTTACGGTGTCTGCCAGAAGACCGCCCCACAGACGGTCAACCTTGGCCCGACACCTACAGCCATCGCCTACACCACAGCCACTAGCAGCGACATCAACCAGCTTACTGCCAGTGCGCCCCTTGGCACAATTACTCGCAGTGAACGTGGCACCAGCACCATCAACTTCACGATGGACATCGAGTGCGCGACCAACCGCTTCGTGACGGCGACGCTGTTCAAGAACGGTGCAGCAACCCCGTGGCAAATCTCCATGACGGGCGCTGGTTCCAGCAAGCCGGTCGGCATATCGCTGACGGCGGTGAACTATGCCGACCCGGCTGCAGAGTATGAAGTCCGCCTGTCTTGCGACACCGCTGCAACCAGCACGGTCATCAGCAACGGTGCGTTCATCCTCGGCGTCGATCCGGTCAATTCTTACACGTAGTAACGGGATGGTATGGCCCGTTTTCCCTCTATACCACGACACATAAGGATAAATGCCATGAACATGATGCAAACAGGTTTCGGAACTTATGACGAGGCACAGAGCCAAGCGAATCAATCCCGGTACGCAATGGACTCGAAGCTCTACGCCACTTTCTACATCCGCCCCGTGATGAACGCCTTCAAGTCCAGTCAGGAAGGTCGCCCCATCTACGAAGAGAAGGAATACATTCGCATCATCGTTCCGGGCGATTCCAAAACGACTGTTGATTGTCCCGTCACCGAAGAGTTCCGTGGCCGCTTCGAGAAGCAGTACGAGAAGTTCAAGAAGGGGCTGGAGCAGGCGGTCGAAGGCACCCCGCTGGAGATGTGGCCGCAGATGACGGTTGGCCTCTGCGCCGAACTCAAGGCGATGAACGTCATCACCGTCGAACAGTTGGCTGCGCTGGACGACAGCAAGGCACAGCGCATCATGGGTTCCTACGATCTGCGCCGCAAGGCTCAACTGTTCCTCGACGCAGCCAAGGGCGAAGCGGACAACAACAAGATCGCAGCCGAGTTGCAGAAGCGGGACGACGAGATTGCCCTGCTGAAGAACCAGATGGCGCAACTGTTGAACAATGCCGGCAACAAAGCCAAAGCCAAGGAGTAAGTCATGGAAGGTAACGCGCTCCAAATCGCAAGACAGGCAGCAATGGAACTCGGGCTTCCTGCTCCGAAGGAACTCGTTACCTCGTCCGAAGCGACCTCGATTCAACTCCTCGGGTTGATGCAGGCTGCAGGCAACGAACTGGTCATGGCGTTCGACTGGGAGTTCCTGACCAAGACCCACATCATCACCTCGGTTGCCGGCGTCGGGCAGTACCCGGCCCCGCCTGACTTCGCCCGGATGCTGAACCAGACGCTGTGGGATTACGGCAATCGCCGGCCAGCCTACGGCCCGGTGTCCCCGCAGGGCTGGCAGGTGCTGACCAACGCGCTGATTTCGGTCGGTCCGTTCGCCCGCTACCGCATCGCTCGCGGTCTGACCGAGTTTTTGCCGGTGCCGCAGGGTGATGGCCATATCTTCGACTTCCAGTACATCAGCGACGGTTGGGTGAAGTCCGCCCAACAGCCGGCTGGCTATCAGGCGTTCATCCTAAACGACCTCGACATCGTTACCTTCGACTTCTGGCTGATGGTCAAATTCCTGAAGCTGAAGATGTGGCAGGCGAAGGGGCTGGACACCACCAACTACGTGGCTGACTTCACCCGCATGTTCGACGCTTGCACCGGGCAGGACCACGGCGCGCCGGTCCTCGGCCTCGCCAACACGTTCAAGACCCCGTGGCTGACGATGAGTAATATTCCGGACGGAAATTGGAACACGGGAACGCCATGAGCTCCCCATCGGCCTCTGCCCAACGCAGCTACTCCAAGACGGTCACCGCACCGATCGGCGGGCTGAACGCGTTCAACCCCATCTCCAACATGCCGGAGAACGACGCGCTGGTGCTCCGCAACTTCTTCCCTGAGCCGTTCGGCGTCCGGGTGCGGAAGGGCTACCGGGAACACGCCACAGGGCTGGACGGCGAGGTTTGCACCATCATGCGCTACAACGGCATCGATGGTGGCGTGACCCTGTTCGCCGTCGACCAGACGCAGGTCATGGACATCACCACAGCCGGCGACTACTCGGCAGGGACGGCGCTCTGTGCTTCCACGAACCCGTGGTGGCAGTTCACCAACTCCGCCAACCCGGCAGGGACGCACCTGATCGCTTTCAACGGCAGCGATGACGGTATCTGGTGGGATGGCACCGATCTGGTTCGCCTGACCGCCGGCGACGGCATTGTCGAGGGCACGTGGAAGAACATCGATCCGAAACTGCTGGTCCAGCCGATTGCTCACCAACACCGCATCTGGGCAGTCGAGAAGGACAGCACCCGCGCATGGTATCTGCCGCCTGAGCAATTGTTCGGTGTGGCTGAGTTCTTCGACTTCGGCGGCAACTTCAACCGGGGCGGCTACCTGCAGGCTCTGGTCACTTACACTTACGATTCAGGCTACGGGCCGAACGACTACCTTGCCGCCATCTCCTCCTCCGGTGAAGTGTCGCTCTACAAGGGCATCGACCCGGCCAATGCTGCCAGCTGGGAACTGATCGGCGTGTTCTACGTGGGCGGCACCTTCACGCGCCGCTGCACGACCAAGTTCGGCGGCGACTTCGCCCTGCTGACCCAGTACGGCATGGTCACGATGAACTCGGTCATGTCACCGGCCAGCGACTCGGTGCTGAACAATGCCCTGTCGCAGAAGATTCAGTACCTGATTTCCGAGGTCATTACCGAAGGCAGCTATCGTGATGGGTGGGACATCCACACCTACACCACCGCCAACTTCATGATGATCAACGTGCCGGGGGTCATCCCGTCGCAGACCTTCCAGCTGATCTATAACACGCTGACCAAGGCATGGACCATCTTCGAGGGGATGCAAGCGAACTGTTGGGCGACCGCTGGCGACAGCCTGCTCTACGGCTCCACCGGCAAGGTCTTCCGCGCTTGGGAAGGCACGCTGGACAATGTGCCGCTGGATGGCGTCGGCGGCACCACCATCAACGCTGAAGCGCAACAGTCGTTCAGCTACTTCGGCGAGCCGGGGGCGAACAAGCACTACAAGATGTTCCGCCCGACCTTCCTGTTCTCCGGCAAGTTCAAGTACCGCGCCGGCGCGAACATGGACTTCGATTTTGCCACGCAGCCCCCACCGGCATCGTTCAACACGTCCAACTTCGGCGTGTGGGACACCTCGTTGTGGGATGGCGGCGACGTCTGGGCAGGAGGCTCGCAGAGTGACAAGCAATGGGTGAGCGTAGTCGGCATTGGTTACGCAGCTTCCGTCCGTCTTGGCATCGACACCAGCAGCGACACAGTTTGGGTGTCGACCGACTGGCTGATGGAGAAGGGCGGTGTGGTGTGATGGTCCTCATCAACGACCGCAATCGGGACAAGGAACTCGGCATGTGGATTTCCGAGAAGGTCGATGTGGAATACCTCGACGGGAATCCCTGCTTCGGCACCGAGAAGGACGGCGAGTTGATCGGGGCGGTGATGTTCAACAGTTGGAACGGCAGCAACGTCTGCATCCACAACCGTATCGACCACCCGGCGGCGATCACGCGCCAACTGTTGCACGCCGTGTTCTCGTTCGCCTTCAAGACGCTCGGCGCGCGGCGCATTACCGGCGCTGTCATCGGCAACAATTACAAGGCTGTCGCCCTGAACCTCCGCCTCGGGTTCGAACTGGAGGGCGTGTTCAAAAACTACCTCCCCGGTGAGCGCGGAGGCATCGTGCATTTTGTCATGTGGCCCTCCAC